CATCAGCACTGCGCTTAGTGCCTTGGATCTGATGCTGAAAGCTTGGCAGAATAAGCGTTACAATCTGTGGACCACAGCCAGCCAGACACTCAATCTGACAACTGCAGCGTCTTATGACCTGGACCCCGTTCGGCCTATCCGGATCTACAGCGCCCGCCTTAACAACGGGTCCACTGAGACGCCGATGGTGGAGCTCACGCGGCAAGAATACGATGATCTGCCGGTTAAAACGACAACCGGGACACCAACCCAATTTTACTATGATAAGCAACGAGAGGCGGCGAAGTTCTATGTCTGGCCCGTGCTTTCCTCCGCTGCTGGGCAGACGGTTGAAATCACTTATGAGCGTGAGATTGAGGACCAGACCAACCTGAATGCTAGCCCTGACGTTCCTGGCGAGTGGTGGGAGGCAGTCGTTTACAACCTCGCTGAGCGCATGTTGGACGACTTCGAGATTGAAGGCGCCATAACCACCCAGCGAGTCATGAAGCGCGCGAAAGAGTCGCTAGACGACGCCCTTGGATCGGACGTTGAGGAAAGCGTGTTCTTTGCCGGGGACCACGCAGACTGATGCCCTCTGTAGAATTTGTTGGACAGTCAGCTCAGACCGCGACGGCTCCGGGGGCAGGGACGTCACGTCTCCTGAACCTGTATCGAGAGCCGGTGACAGAGGGTGATATGGCGCGGCACATCCTGCGTCCAGTCCCGGGGCAGATCCCGGTCCACACGCCGAGAAACGAATTCCAGCGCGCAATGTCATGGGTGGATGGCGACGTATACACCGTTTCCGGGGGCAATTTGAACAGGTTGAGCGCTGACGGGGTTCCGATTGCGCTTGGCGTTGTAGCAGATGGCGTGAACACCACCATTGCAGGTAATGAGGGATATGTGACTGTCGTTGCAGGTGGCACGTACTACACTTGGAACGGAACAACGATTACCGAGCCCGCAGACGGTGCTTTCTCTAGCTATGGGTCGGTCGATACCATCGGACAACGCATGTTGCTGACGGAACGCAACGGGCGACGCTTTCAGTGGTCCAACGTGGCAGATCCTGACACGCTCAACGGCTTGAATTTCGCGACGACTGAATCCGGCGAAGACAACAACATCCGAGGTCTCGCCCTGAACGGCAACTACCTGATTTTCAAGGAACGCAGCACCGAAATTTGGTATCCAACAACATCGGATGATGAAGCCGAGGCATTCGCAAGGGTATCTGGTGGCGTCGTCACAACCGGGCTCAAGTCGTTCAATCTTTTAGCGAGAATTCGCGGCGGCTTGTTCGTAATTGGCAACGATGACATTGCCTACGTGACGACAGGCCAGAGCCTGCAGCCCGTATCAACACAACCGGTTTCCCGCAGCATTCGGGATTCGAACCCAACGCACTGCTTTTACTACGAGCACGAAGGGCACAAGTTCTGTGTCATTCGGTTCTCTGATCGTCCTGCATGGGTTTATGACTTTTCAACTGCTGAATGGCACGAGCGTTCCGAAGGCGTCGGGCATGACCCATGGGACGCAGTAGAGGCGGCGCAAGCAACCGCAGGTCATTGGCTCGTCGCTTCTGATCTTGGGTCGATCAGCCGATTTGAGAACACTGAAGAAGATAAGGGCGGCTTCCTTTATCGGAGAGCTATCTCACGCACCATGAGGCACGACAGCCAGCGGTTTCGTGTCCCTGAGGTCGAGATCTATGCAGATTACGGGCGCGTTGCAACAGATCCTGCTGCCAAGGTGATGTTCCGTTTTTCCGGGGATCGGGGGCACACATGGGGTTCCGAGCGGTCCATGTCTGTCGGAGATCAGGGTCAGTACAGAAACCGGGTCTTGTATCGGTCTCTGGGGCAATTTCGAGAATTCACAGCACGCCTTGATATCACTCATGGATATGAGGTGCCGCTGTTCTGTGATGTGAGGCTGAGGCTGGCATGAACGCACCAAGGTTGAGCAACACCACGAAAATCACTGAGAACGATATGCCAACGATTGAGATGCTGAAGCTCATTCAAGAGATGGCCCGGTATATCGAGGCGCTTGAAGCGCGGATTACTGCACTAGAGCCGTGAAAATCACAGCAGGTGAGGCGCAGGAATACTTCCTGCACCCCTCTCAACAGACTGACATCGACCCGGACAATCTACCGGGCGATCCGGTTCAGTATTGGGCGCACGATGGCGTGTGCGGGATGTTTCACCCCACTTTCTGGCCCGGCGTTTGGATGGCCCATTACGCGATCAAGCCTGAGGTTTGGGGAAAGACCGTAGCGCCCACAGTAGTGCTGCTCAACGCCTTCTGGAGGGCGGAACAACCGGAACTGATCATCGGTTGGACAGACAACAAGAACAGGCAGGCCATGAGTTTCGCAAAGCGGCTCGGGTTTAAAGAAATTGGCACGATGCGCAATGGCGTCGTAACACAGGAGTGGACACCATGAGCATAGGTGCAGCAATTGGTGGTATCGCGGGTGGAGTAATCAGCTCAAGAGGCGCGAGCAAGGCATCCAGGGCTCAAGAACGCGCGGCGGATCGGCAACTCGCATTCAATCAGCAGGTCTACGACGATACGACAGAGCGCTTTGAGCCCTTCTACCAAGGCGGACTGGACTTCCAGAACGCGCTTCGCTTCGAGCTTTTGGGTGGTGAAGTTCCCGTCTTTGGCGGCCAAGCGCCCCAGATTATCGAAGACACCCGCACGATTCCCGGCACCATGTCCCCCATGCCGCCCAAGCCAGAAGAGTCACTATGGCGGGACGTCAATGAGCAGCGCCTGCAGAGGTGGGAAGAGCAAAAAAGAAACAGATTTGGCACCCCTGACCGGCAAGTCACGGACTATCGCGTTGGTGATAATGTCTTCGGAACCCGTGAGGCTGCACAGAAA